TGTAGCTACAATCTGATTGTCTGGAAGGCCTGGACATGCATAGATTGGATAGCCGTATATGTTAGATGGCTTTGCATTCGCTTGATAGTCGTTTGAATATCCTTCAGATCCAAGATGCTGCTGGTATAGGAATGCTGTCTTTGGTGAGACATACAATGCAAAGTCTGGCTTTGCTAATACTTCAGATGAACAAGCATCAAGTACTAATTCAATCTGAGCTACTACGTTTCCTTTTACAAAGGGAGTTGCAGTTGTTACTGCATTAACGTTTCCATCAACAACAAATATTCCAGTTGTAGCTGTAAGGAATCCTTCAAACTCTCCACCAGTAGCATCTGCTCCAGTCCAGATATCATTCTCAACTTGTTGTGCAACTAATCCAGCAATATGTCCAATTACATAATCAGAGAATGCAGATGGCATATTAGAGTTGAGACTGTTTCCAGTATCAGCTGCTAACCATGACTGGCGCATTGTCTTTTTGCAAAGGTCTATATTTACAGCAAGTTCTTTTGTAGTTAGAACGTTCTCTGTAATTGTTACAGATCCAGCATCAGCGAAATCACATGATGCATCAGCTATTAAAGAAGCACCTTCAATTTGGTTTATTACAGCCTTGTAATATACATCATCAATTGTTCTGATCCATCCATTTGCTAAGGTAGCTCCACTCTTTAAAGCAGCACTCACAAAAGGCAATGCTAACTCTCCAGCATATGTTGGAGTTGTTAATGTTGGCCCATTAAATTCATGCTTTGTTGCAACGCTTTTTTCCTCTGCATTGAATGAGGTTTTTTTAATATACTTCATTTTAGTTTTTTGCGAAGTTTGAAATTATTGCATGTGCTCTGTCTGCTGTTTTCAAAGATGAAAAAGTTTCTTGATCCATGTCCTTACTATTATTTTTTGTTGGTGAGTGATTCACACCAGTATCTGCTGGTTCGTTTTCAATAGCTGAAAGACGTTCCACAATGTTTTCAAATGCTGCATTTATCTCTGAAGATAATTCACTCAAATCTTCAGATACTTCATCATCACCTCCAACTTTATCACGCTTCAAATCTGCAACTGCATCCTCAAGATTCTTGATACGCTTTTCCATACCAGCCCAATCTTGCACATCAGCTTCATCACCTTCAGCCATTTCAACCTCCACTTCCACTTCTGCTTCAGCTTCTGGTTCTTCTTCACCAAGTTGTACAATGCGACCATCAGCAACAACGAGAACTGTTCCATCCTCAAGTGCATATGTGCCATCATCAAGATAGTCTGCATTGCCTTCATCAGACATCACAGATATCTCTACTCCAACAGCCATTGATTCGGCTTCTGTTACTACTAAGCGACCATCATCCAATCTTGCTTCTGCATAGAATTTGGTTAGGTTTGGGAGGTTTAATAAGCCTCTGATTTTGTCGATTGTTTTGCTCATGATATTACTTGTTCAAATACATATATAATTTTCTTTAATCCGTTCCCTTTGTATGATCCTCACAAGCCATATAGAGCACGATATCATCGACTGTGTGCTCATGGTATCCAATACAGTTATTGAATAGCTCTCCATACAGCTCTGCTTCTTCAATAGTCCTCCAGAGTGGTTTGCCATCCAGATGAAAAACCGCATCCATTTCTTCCAATACAAGAGATTTTAACTGCTCAAGAGTTTCTGTATCTTTTGGACAGTTTGGACATGGCACTCTTTCCAGTCTTTGTGCCTTGACTAATTCATCTGTGAAGTATCCTTCAATTGAAAATCCTCTCACATCTTTCTCAATGATAGCATTCCAGATATTTTCATCCCAAATTTTCATTGATAGCATCCATGTGCCAACTGGCAAATCAAATCCATAGAGAGCTGCTTTGTCTCTTTTGGGATCTTCAATAAGCCACGATTCAACAACAGTCAATCCACTGATATCATCTACATGCTCGTATGTGTGTGAATTGGTCTTTTCCTCTTTCATATAAAGCTGAGATGCTTGTCGGACTGTTTCAACTGAGAAATAGACTTCATATTCTTCATCTTCTTCTTCGTTGTATCTGGCAATTCTTTTCTCTGGAATCAATGCTGGTCCGACTAACATTCTTTTGGCTTCATCTACTTTGGCCATGATGTACTTATCTCCACGATTAAAGAAAACAAAATTTTCTTCTATGGCTGGAAATCTAACTAAACTGACAGCTGTGATTCCAGACAGCTCCAGATTTTCGTCTATTAATAATTCAATTGTTTTCATAAGGTTGCATGGTGTAATAAGTTAGCATTGAGTTGTTGTTGTGATGTCATGTCTTGAGCCACAACGAATGCTTTGATTGGTTTATCTGTTAATGTTTCTAAGTTAGTTGGAGCTGTTTCACTTGGTGCAAATGTATCTGGCACTAATGCCGTTGTTTGATTACCTCCAGCACTTGGTGGTGATACTACATCAGGAGTTCCACCAGAATCAAATCTTGTCTTTCCTATTGATACAAGTGATGCTGCTCCAGTTAATCCAGCTGTGATACTTGCAGCAATTCCAGCTGGAGTTGGCCCCAGTCCAACTGGAGGTGGTGAGAGCGCACCAATAACAGCTGAAGCAGTGCTCATGACAGTTGCAGCCATTTGCATTGCCTTAGCTCTCTTAAATCTTTTCTTTGCTGTTTTCTTATCATCACTATCACGCCCCTGATCCAATGCAGAGAATAAAGAGAACGCTGCTTGTGTCATTGCCACAACTGCATCAATTGTTTCTTGCCGTTTTTCTTGTTTGGTTTTCTCAACTGTAGCAACAACTTCTTCTTCTTTTGCAGCATATTTCTCTGTAATTGCAAGTAGCTCTGCATCTTGTTTTTCTTTGAGTAGCTTTTCAGTCTCAGCATTGCCCATTGCCATCTCATTAAGTGTTATATACTTAGCTGCGACTGCATCAATTTCGTTCTGTTGTGCTGATTGTGTTGCTTTTCTCAATGTGTCAATCCTTAAAGCCTCTGCATCATCATCTGCTTTCTTTTCAGCAGCCATCTGTTCATTCAACATTCCTTCTTCAACAACGAATTTCTTCTTCAGTTTTGCTGATTGAGTATCCAAATTAATTACGGCTGCAATCAGTTCTTTTTCGCGTTGATAGTCTGCTTCAAGACTTTCAGTCAATCCCATTTCTTCTTGATGGATTCTCAGTGTTTCTTTTGCATTTGCAACTCTCTGAGCATGTACAGATGCTTCAGCTTCTTGCGCTTTCTTATTAGCTGCAATCCTATCTGCAAAGCTCTTTGTTATGTCCTTAGAAATCACTTCTTGCTCTGCTATGATAGCGAGTTTCTTTGCTTCATCAACTATCAAATCTCTCTCTGCTTGTCTTAGGTCTTGACTTGCTTTTGTCAATGCATTTTGAGCTGTGACTGCTTTGGTGGTTTCATCAACAAGCTCTTTTGTAGCATCAACCAATTCACCAACCACAAGGACAGTTCCAGCAATTAATGGATTTGCCATTGCAAGATTCTCAACTCCTTTCTTTGCATCCTCCATAGCTCCAGCAAAGTCTCTTTTGAATAGCTTTGAAACTGCTGAACCAAGAAATCCAAGCCCATCCATTAGATTTGTAACACGATCCATCACAAATGTTTTCAAGAATCCTCCAAAGTCTTTAATAGCTTGAACTGGATCTGTGAAGATTCCAACCAATATTCCACCTAATGAAGATAATGTATCTGTGAGCTTTCCCATAACTACTCCAAGAGATGCAGAAGCAATTTCAAGAAGCTCTGCACCTTTTTTAGTCTTAGTAAAAAAAGCAACAAGTGAACCTACCAATACAACCAGCGCACCAACTCCAGTTGCTACCATAGCACCCTTCATTGTTTTCAGTCCAAGCACAAATGTTTTTGCTCCTTTTATTGCTCCCTTAAACATAGTTATAAGACCACCAGACATACGATCCAATCCACCACTCATTTGTGTAGATGCTTCACCTACATCATCAGCAGCTTCTGCTGTTTCATCAAGTGAATCTTCCAGATTGTCAGCTGCTTTTGCAGCTTTGTTTAGCTCTGAAGTGAGTTGTGTTACTCCTTCAGTCTTGAGTTTGACTGTGGCTGTCTTAGACATTGAATCTGGCTTTTATTCCCATATATACTTTCTTGAAAAATCCTTTGAATCCAGTTTCTTCATAATACCCATAAAAACGTATTGTCTCTTTTGTGTATGTTTTTGAATCAGACATAGTACCCAACTTGATAATTTTAGGAACTGTAATAAACATATTTTTTATATAGTTTTTTCTCATGCTGCTTCTGTTACCAGTTTTGTCTTATTCTCTAATACAAAGAAATCATTTGCTTCAGTCATTAAGCCATTATTGACTATTGATGAACTGCTGCTCATATTCATATATGTCACATTCACATCCATTACCCAAGAAGTGTTTACATCATCCTCTCCAGTCACTGAAATATCCAGCACAAAATCTCTCTTAGATGCACTTACATGAGCTATTGAAACAGTTGGAGCAGCCAATCCAGAATCACGATTGCTCTCAACAGTCGTATCTGAAATTGTAGATATTACTCCTTTGATATTTTTCAGCACAATAGATTGTGAAACAAAATATGTTCCACCTATTGGTAATGTTGCAGCTGCATATATCACACCAAGTGCATTGATTTTGAAATGAGCTGTGGTGTTAATTGGTATTATCAGATCACTTATCAGCTTTCCCTCTACTCCAGCTACAACAGCTGTGGTGCTATTTGTTACACAGAGCAATTGAAAAGCCATTGAAGATGCCATACCTTCATTAAGTGTATTTTTAACATAAGCAGCTGTTCCATTCTGTGACCAAGGCATTGCAAAGTTCTTTGAGCTTTGTCTGAGTAGGTGAGTTCCTTGTTGTGATCCAATTGGAATTGGTACTTGAGGAAAGAATGATCTGCTTGGAATACCAGACACCACACCGCCACCACCAGAAACACCAGATGTTGGTTCATCAGGTGGATCACCATCCTCTCCATCTGATTGCCAATTCCACCAACATTCTGGAGTAACACCATCAAGTGCATATGTCAATCCTTCTGCTTCACAACATGCTGAATTTGGATTCTGAGAAACTCCAGAAGCATCAACCCAGTTTGTTGTTCCATCTATGTTTGAAGATACATATGTTAAGGCACAATTCTCAGATGGAAATAAAGTGACAGAACCTATGTCAATCAATTTCATTAACTTTACTGGAGTTGGTTTTGGATTGACTGGATTGTATCCACTTATCTCAATCACTCTGTAATATATTCCATCAATAAATATCCTATCATCAAAGGTCAAGAGATTCATGTCTGCTGGTGTGATAGCTATTTGACACAATACCAATCTTGCATCTTCAGAATATATCTGTTGTAGATATTCACTCCAGTATGTTTTGGCTAATCCAAGTGCGTAATGCTGACCTATCAATGGAGATCCTGATGCTTGTTTTAGTGTATGTCTCCAATATGTTGATTGTGTTGAATCTGTTATTGGCAAAGTGTGGAATGGAGTTACACATCCATATACAGATGATGATGTAGTTCCAATAAATATATCATTTGCTCCAGTCGCTTGTGTACCATTCCAATACACAATTTTAGGTTTGTGTGCCACTGGAATTTGTGCTCCATTGCTTTCACCAAACAGTCTTGGATATATTATTGTGTTTGCATCAACTGAGTTCCAATCCGCTGTTGGTAGTTGCTGAATTGCGACTGCTCCAAAGATTGAACTGTTTTGATGTGTTCCAACTGCATATGTATCATCTGATCTGTATGCATATTGACCTAATGGAGTTCCATATTCTTTGAACTGGTATTGATTCGGCCAGTCAGCATCTACTCCATCATTGAGAGTAATATCTTTACTCCTAAGCTCTGTGGCTGGTTTTACAATAAACGGCTGTGAGTGATCTAATTTCTCAGACCAGTCCAATACGTCACCAGTTGCGATATAGTCGTTTAATGGTTCTAATATGAGCTGCTGTGGACTTGTTGATGGTAAAAGTGTGAGATTGTATCTCTGAACTAAGTCTTTCACGAATGCAGCGCAAGTAATATCTGGCATATTGGCAATCGTATCAACAAGCTCATCAGATGTTGGAGTGCTTTCATATGACAACCATCTCCAGAAAGTTGAATCTGGATTTGCTTTCACAATAGAGTTCTGCATATTGATAAACGTCACAGTCATTACCACTTCACTTGATTGCTCTAAGAATACAGATTCAGCCATTGTGAAACTAACTGGAAAATTAATGATAGGAATTAATGAAGATGGTGAATCAGGTGTGAAACTGCATAGAGTTGAATCACCATGAGTTAGTTCAATCTGAAGATATCCAGAATTTGTTTGGCTTGAATTATCTATCTGTAAAGAGAAATCAAATACTGCAAACATATCAGATGGAACAGTGAACGCATATGTTGATTCATCAAATCTATTGTCTGGATCATATAAACTTGCACCTGATGTTGTGTCAAATGGAAATGTTAGTGTTAGGTTGTTTGAAGTTATCGTATAGTCTGAGCTTAATCCAGCTTTGAAGCCATAATACGGAGATGTTTTTAATCCATTCGCACCATTACCTAAACTCATGTACAGATTTGTCCAGACTGTTGTTGCCATAAATGTGCTGGAAAGTGAGAAACCAAAATTAGTCAATATCTTTCTGAAGATATGATCTATCTGCATGAATGGAATAAGGTGTGCTGGAGGCAAATAGTTTGATGTGAATAGACCTTCATCAGCTCCATTGTTACCATACAACCGCCCACCCTGACTGAGTGCCTTATCTACTAATGGAATGCGAAGCACACCATTTCCAACACCTCCAATTGTAATATCTCCACTCCATGATGCAATCACATTTGCTGGTGTATTGTCATATTTATAATTAGCTGGATTTGTAAATACATCTCTCAGCTTAGTATTGCCCATCTGTGTGAATAGATCACCAGCACCTCCACTGATAGCACATTCATACGTCTGGCCAGTTTTAGAAACACTTAACAACTGCAATACTCCTTCAATCAAAGCAACACCATCATTTAACAGAGTGCATTGAACTGGATTCTCTGCTCTGAATACATCACTACTCCATGCCCCTTGTGAGAGGTCTATCATAAAATAATTCTCAAAGAAGTCATTGTTTATGTTTGAGAATGGCAAGAGAAACGTTCCAGAATATGGAGCCTCTCTACTCATCAGTTTCTCTGGATCAGCAAAGCTATATGTTAATGGTATAGCTGCATCTTCAGATAATTCCAAAGTATGCCAATCATAAAGATCTCCAACTCTCGCTTGTAGTTCTATCATGATACTCTTTCTTTTGCGTATTCAATATTTATATCATATGCGAATAGCTTATTTCTTAGGCTGGTTTTCTCAAGATAGTTTGTATCCTTTATTACAATTGGCCTTATGTCTCCTTTGTTGTCTATCATAATCACCTTGCGTGATACTATCAATGATTCAATCAAAATATCTCTGCTTTCATCATACCATCCAGTTGATACTTTCATTCCTCTCTTAGATCTTACATCTCTAAAAGTAGTGCCTCCATTCCTTCCATATGCAGCCCAATCAACAGATGTACTTGTATCAAGATAGTTTCCTGACTTGCCGACATACTTTGCTTTACTTGTTACGTTGGTTGTAATGGTTTGTGCTCCTAATACATCTATGTAGTCATATGCTCCAGCTCTGTTCTGGAATGCAATAGTGAATGCCTCATATAAACATGATTCTTCAACTTGAGTGTATCTGTATATCCCTGAGAGCTGATTAGATGTGTTTAATGAAGCGGATGTATATGCAACCACATCATAATGTGTCCAAGTACCATTGATAGCTGTTGCCAGTCCAGCATTGACAGTTTGAAGTTTTAAGTTTAATGGCCCAACTCCAACAAATGATATCATGCTATCTGATCCAACTGAACCAGATGCCACTCCACCAGAGGTTGCTATGTTTACATCATAAATACCAACTTCAGATGCTCCATTCATTACTCTGATTTTATAGTAATTTAGATTACGATCAAGATCATATCCAGTTGCTGTTCCAGTCGGAGTTGCTAATGTTCTGAATGATGTCATTGTCACATTGTCTTTGAATAGACTTGTTGCAGCATTTAATCCAGATGGCCATGTTCCAATTCCATTTATAGGTATCTCACTAAGCATTGGAGTATTAAAAGATGGTGCAGCTTCTGAGAATTTAGATATGTTAAATAATGCTATATCTGTTGTATTCCAATCAGCAAAATCAGAAGTGTGACCAGCCCATCTTAATGCAAATACTTTGTTGTCTGTATCAGCAGCTGTGTATGATACGTCACCATCAGCTGTGGTTGCTTTTATGTATCCAACATCAATCAAGAACTTTCTTGCTGTAAATGCTCCCTTTGCACATAGCTGAGTTAAGACTTTGTTTCCAAGTCGATGTATTGAATGACTGGAATCATCTAATGGTATTTGTATCTCTGTGGTTTTTACATAACTATCTAATACTTGAGAGATATTGAATGTGGCTGCTTCATTATTATTTGGCTGTAATGCTAATACTGTGAGAATAGTTCCAGCATCATCTTTTATCTTTAATGCAAATCTGTATTTGAATCCACTGAATCCTACATCAGAGACTGTGAAGATAGTTGGTTGTAGTGTGCTTGTGAGAGCTGTTTCAGATGGTTGTTGTTCTACGATGTATGCCATTTTTATATATGTTCGGTTCTGTTATTTTATTACAATATCTTAGTTATGATATTTGCTACATCTTGACCAACAGCAGAAGCAATTGGATCTGAGTATTTCTTTAGAATGTTGTTACCAGTTTTAGATATGAAGTATGATGGTTTTAATCCTCTTTGAAATATTGCTCTCTGTACTAAGAATCCAAATGATCTATCTGTTATAAATTGTCCTTTTGCATTACGGCCTTGATATCCTTTTACTTTTAACCATCCCATTATTGCTTTGAGTGGTGGTTTCTTA